CTATTTTGTCAATATAACGCATTTTGTATTTGAATTTGCAGCTTTCAAAGCAGTCAAGTCTTGAATGTGAGAATTGCATCCAGTCACCCCTTTCACTATGGTCTTGAATTGTTCAAATCCTTCAGGGTAAAGGATTATCCCAATTCCATTTGCTGCATTGGTTAATTTGATGTTATAATTTTGAAGTTCTGTTGGTCTGCCAGTGGATGACTTCAATTCAACTTCAAAATAAATACCATTTATGCAGCATATTAAATCAGGAATACCAGCCTTTTGATAACCACCTCCCCAAATCTTGATAAACTTGATGGGCTGCCCTTCTTTCTGCAATTGATGAAGCCATGATTTAACTTTGTTTTCAAACTTCTTTTCTGATGCCATATTTAATACCTTTCTTCACATTCAAGATTTAGAACTTGCTTTCCGTTATAGTAAATATCAACATCAGATGAATAATATCCATTTTGCTCAGAATAACAAGGTATAAAGAACATTGGGGTTCCTTTACTTCCAAATCTAAAACCACTTCCTTCAACTGCTTCAAAAATAAGTTCTTCATCAAATTCTGTTTCCAGTGCTTGTTCTTCAATCTGCTCAAAATCAGCATAATTATGTTCACAACAATCTTGCACATGGTCAAAAGTAATCATTGAACCATTATCAAATTTAATATGTTCATAAGTAACTTCAACAATTTTCATTACTCATTCTCTCCTTTCTTACTTTACCGTCACCTTTACATAAGCTGATGTTTTAGTACTCTTGGAACATTCAGCAGCAATTTCAGGATATTTCTTTTTAAGCTTTGCACTGTCAATGCTGGTTTTGGTGCTTTCAGCAACATAAGTAATGTTCAGAATGTCACTTTCAAACTTCTTGATGTTGCATTTTTCCATGGCTTCTTTCAGCTTTTCTTTCAGTTCCTTTTCCTGTTCTTCAAGCTTCTTTTTGGCTGTTGCAATATCAGCAATCTTTTGAAGAACCGCCAATTGTCCTTGCTGGAATACTTGCAGTCCAGTTTCTTCAGAAACTTCATCCATAATGGAATCACCACACTTGGATGGGTTCAGCCCACAAACTTCTTTACAAGTTTCTTTTAAGTCACATTCAAAGCAGCAACCTTCAAATTTGTCCAATGGGCATGAATTTTTACATTTAATCATTTTCAACTTCTCCTTTCAAATATACTGTTCTATGCTGAAGCCCAAATTCCAAAGCTTCATCATGGCTTAAAAAGTAAATATCAATAATTTTGTCATCATACTTTTCAGCAACCCAGCTTGCAGGTCTATCCTCAACAACATATTCACCTAAACCTTCAATGTATAAGATAGTTCCGAAGGGTAACCCTGGGGCTGCTACTGAATAACCTTCCTGAAGTTCAATCCCAGCAGCACCATAAACAATTCCATTTGGTCTATTCTTTGCCCATATCCCACAACAGGTTTCACAAGGGCAATAAGCTGTGATGGTGTATTCCCCCAATTTTGTTATTACTGGTTCTTCAATCAGTAATTCTTCAACTGGTGTTTCTGTTGGCATTGGGGTTACACTTGGTTCAGTTTCTTGAACTTTTGGGGTATAAAAAATAGCATCCACTTCCGTTGCTTCAGCATCCTTATCTTTTGTGATTAGAATTGTTATGGCTGCTGTAATTATTGATGTGATTATTAAGCTGATAAGCCAGGTTGTCAAAAGTCTTTTATAATTTACTCTCATAGGCTTTGAATAACTCATCTGTATAATCCTTTCTCATTTTTAATGTTAATAAAATATCTTCTTCCACGCTGTCAATACACATCATGTAATAATAGAAGCATCTGTTGTTTTGACCTATCCTGTGAATCCGTTTTTTACTTTGTTCAAACAGTTCTGATGACTGTGGAAGTGTAAAATAAATTGCTTTATTTGCTTTTTGTAAATTTAAACCCATAGCACCAGCCTGATATTGAACAAAGGTTATTGAATTTTCATGTTCTTCATAAGCTGATAAATCTTTAATTGAACCATTTACAATAGAAACAGGCTTGTCCTGAACCAAGGCAGTCAATTCCGTTAATTCTTCATTGAAATTATAAAATACAATCAACCTATCTTCAGTTGAATCAACCAAATCCCTGAAAGCTTCCAGCTTGTATTTATTGTAGTGACCGCAAAGCATCCTTGCATATAATCTTTTAGTCAGGGCAGTATCACCAATCATTTCTTTACCTTTAATTGTGATGATTCTGCTTCTCATGAATTTCCTATATTCTTTAGTTGTCGGAACCATGATTTTATTTTCAATTTGTTCAGGAAGGTCAACCACTTCTTCTGACTTCATGAAGATTGCCCCATATTGTGCCAGCTTCATTTTTAATCTGTCAACATTCTTATAGCCAATAACATTTTTTCTAAAGAAACCACCTTCTTCAACCCATTCAGTTTCAATGTAATGCTTCCAATAAAGGTCTTTGCTGATTTTCCAACCAAGTAAATGAACTTGTGACCATAGGTTTTCATATTTCCCTGCTGTGGGGGTTCCTGATAGTAAGATTACATTTTTGGGTTTCATCTTTAAGATGAATTTTGACCGCTTGGTTGTTTCATTTTGTATCTGTGATGATTCATCCAACATTAGTGTAAAATCTTCTAATGTCAGCAATTCTGACCTTCTGAATACTAAATCATAGTTGATAACACCTATAACTGGATAACCATGAGATACCCAGGTGAAGAAAGTTGCATAACCTTTTTTATCTGCTAAATTACAAATGGCAATAGAATAATAGGTTTTTAAGTGCTGAATCCAATCATTAATTTTTGACTTTTGGCAAACTATCAAATTGATTTTTGAATTAAGCTGCATCATCTTTTCCGAACCAACAAAAGTTTTTCCAAGTCCCATATCCAAGTAATATGCAACCCGGTTAAAATCTTTGCTGCTATCCAATACCCTTTGTTGATGTGGGAATAGTTTAATTTTATTCATGGTCATTTCCTCTTTCACCTAAATCCACAATATTGTTCAGGTCAGTTAAATCTTTACCTTCATATTTTTCAAGGAATTCCAGTAATGCAGCCCGTCTGACTTTATAACTACCAAGTTTCAAAGCTGGAAGAAAACCTTTCCTTATTAAATCATACACATAATTAGTGTTACATTTAATTAATTTTGCTACTTCTGAAACTGTATAAAGTATATCTTCCATACTTTCACCCCTTTCTAAAGTTCAGGTTCTTGAACTTTTGGGGTAAAAAAGTAAACTGGAATTTCTTCCTTTTTGATTTTCAGTAAATCTGAAGCTTTGTCTATTTCCTTTTGGCTAAATTCAATCTTATTATTTAATTTTGCAGAAAGTGATGTTGTTGACATTCCCATTGCTTCAGCAAAGGCACTTTGAGTATTAAAGATTTCACGAATTCTGCCTTTTAATTTACTATAATTAAAACTATAGTCAAATTTTTCATCATTCATTTTTATACCACCTTTCATTTATCTTTTAATTGAATTACCTTTTCATGATTTTCTATTTCTTCATTAACAATATTTAAAATCATACTTATTCCCTCAATCACCCCCAAAGCTTTATGTACTTGTTCATTCTTATAATCATATAACAAGTCACGCTTTGTTTTAGATTCATTTAATTCATCAATCTTTTTTCTTACCTGTTCAAGTTGTTCATCATGAAGTTTATGAATAGATTCCTTTATATCATATAAAAGTGGAAGAACATTTCTGCAAATTTTCTTTGCTTCACTTAATACTTCAGGATTTTCAGAACGGATGAATTCATTAACATCAAAACCATGTTTATCACAATACAATTCAGCCTTATATAATGTATTAAAAACTCTTTTATTTACTAAAAAATAACCAATATTTTTATTTTTGATTTTTGTATTATAAGCCAAATCATCACCTTCTAAATCATAACCATCTTTTTATAACTTCACGCATTAATTCATCAGTTTATATTTTTGATAAATCAACTGATTTTTCAATTATTATCGTTTTTCTTTTTGTTTCTCAACGACCAATTCTTCTTGAAATACTCTTGTCATGATTATAGTATCAATGTTTTTCCAAACTTCTTCAGGAAGATTAATTCTTATTTCTCTCTTTTCTGGCAGGTAATCCACTTGGAATATGTCGTTCATCTCACTCATCTCCTTCCTCGTAAAAATTCGTGTATTTATATGCTTCATCAAAATATAATTTGTACGCTTCTTTTTCCTCCATTTTTGAATTGTATTCTTTGATTTTGCCTTCCTTTAATAAACTCTCTGCTTCCGCATTAATCCTTTCCTCATCATCTTTTTTAATCAAATATGGTCTTGGTGGTGTAATATTCATCAACACATTGTTTTCCTTCAAAATGTTTGTTATCTGGTTGTACACGCTTTGCAATCCTTTCATACTTTCTCATTCCTCCCTCGCTTTACTCAAATATAGATATAAACCACCATGAAAGTTATTTGAAATGTCATATACTTTTTTATGCTTTTTTCTGTAAACCACCATCAAAGTTGTTTATCCCATTTGTTATATTAGTGGGCAAATTAATGATTCTCTATCTTCTTGCTCAAAAATCCAGGGATTATATTTGCCATTAATTTTAGCTGTTATGTGTGTATTACTAAAAAAATTTAATACAGTCTCAAAATATTTTAAATTAAATCTGTATTCAATATTATCTTTATAATCAGTATCAATTTCTTGTGTGTAAAAATCTGAATATAATTTATCATTAAGTTCTTGAATGTTATATTTAGTTTGTAATAAATATTTTAATGTATAATTATTTTTATCTTTTGATAATACAATTAAAACATCTTCTTTCTTTAAATTAATTTTACAGTTTTTAGCACTAAATTTTAATTGCTTCCATTGTTGTTTAATGCCGTTTAATATATCTTTGCGGTTAATTATTATGTAATATTCATTTTGTTTTCTGTATTCTTTCCACACTTTAATTATATTGCTCATATCATTGCAAAAAGTATAATTAATATCTTTATCTATATTGCTTTTTTTGAACAATAAACCTGCTATTATTCCATTACTTGCAATATAGAAATTATCTGCTTCGTTAATATGAAATGAAGCTGGTCTTGTATTTAATTCTTGCATTTTGTTATTAATAAATGGTTTCAATTTGTTAATATTATTATTTTTAATTTGCATAATACATCCCTTTCTTTAAAAATTTTATAACCAGATTATTACAACATGGGGATTGTTCCATGCATTTTACTGGTCTGTATTCAATTATCAAGGAACATCTTTGGAAAGCTGAACTATTTAGTTCAACTTCCTGAACTTATATACATAATACCATTAGGGAAAAATAATGTCAAGGATATTTTTTAGTTTTCTTAACTTTTTTTAAAATTTTGTTGTAATAAATTGAACTAAACTGTATAATAATATAATAAAACATGTATGGAAGGAAGTGTAAAAATGAAAGAATCCTTTGCAAGTAGATTAAGAAAAGCTATGGAAATTAGAGATATGAAACAAGCTGACCTGGTAGAAAAGACGGGTCTTGCAAAATCTGCAATAAGTCAATATTATTCAGGCATATATGAACCTAAACAAAAGGCATTATATAAAATCGCTAAAGCTTTGGATGTTAATGAAGCATGGTTAATGGGTTATGATGTTCCAATGGAAAGAGATTTTACAAAATATCCTGATAACATTTTGAAAATTGAAATTAAAAAGTTCCCTTTGCTGGGAACTATTGCAGCAGGTCAACCAATATTTGCTGAAGAACATTTTGAATCATATGTTGAAGCTGGTGCTAATATCAGGGCTGACTTTTGTTTGAGGGTTAAAGGTGACAGCATGATAAATGCAAGAATATGTGATGGGGATATTGTTTTTATCAGAAAGCAACCTGATGTTAATGATGGGGAAATTGCTGCTGTGCTTATTGACAATGAAGCTACTTTGAAAAGAGTTTATAAAAAGAAAGGTGAAATTATATTAGTTGCTGAAAATCCAGCATATAAACCTTTAGTTTACAAAGGTGAAGAACTTAATGAAATTAGAATTTTAGGT